GTGTCAATAAGCACTAATATATCAAGGGTTATTAGTGCTTATTGTCTGACGCGCTACGCTTGTCTTCATAAAAATAGCCATGCAAGTAAACTTGCATAGCCATTTTTCTGTTAGTCAAGTGTTAAAACATCTTGACTCTGGATATCTTCAATATCCTGTTTAGACAACTTAGCAGTTGACTTTTCTACTTTTTTGCTCTTTAAACGCTCCTCAATTTCAGCAAGTTCTTGACGAGCAGCTATTTCAAGTTCTTGCCTTTCAGCTAAATCAAGTCTGCGAGGATCAATACCATCGCCATCTTCTCCTTCCCATATTGGTTCATTTGAACCACCTAATGGTAAACCATTAGCATATCTTTGTAAAATTTCTCTAACTGACAATGCTTGGTCAGGAATTGTTTGAGAAGGTTGAAATTCCTTCTCATTATCATTAAATTCCTTAGCATTAAATAAATTTCTAATTTTCATAAATAATTTGATTTTCTTTCTATTTCTGCATTTTTATGCATTTTATTAAATGCAAAAATATGTCTTTCTGATAATACTTTTTCTTGTTCTGTAAAAGTGGAAAACTCTTTTGAGATTTCCAAATCTTTTTCTTCTATTATTTTAACCATATATTGGTTAATTTTATCTTTTTCTTGTTCAGAATACATTTTATCCTTATAATATCTAGGCATAGCAATTTTTTTACCGTCTTTAATTGGAACATACATTCTTTTTTCTAATTCTTTTTTGTGCCAATTAATCATATTTTCTGTTAAATAATTACTACCTAATCCTTTAGACATTACGCTAAATTCCTTTTTTCTATCATCATTTTGATGTAAGGGAATTTGAGATTTTTTTGACATGTATTTTAACGTATAACCGATACTGGCATCACTAACATTGCCAATATGATGAGAACCAATACACTTATTATTAAGAGCCCAAGCACGTGCAATATTGTTTGGATTAGCATTAAAAAGAATGACGTGATAATGCGGACGCTTTTTGGTTGAACCATATTCACCAACTGCATAATATTTAAGTTTTTCATTTTCTAACTTTCGTAATCTTTTAAAAAATTTTTGTAAATCAGATAATTTTAATGTCATATAACCATTTTCCGTAATTGGTACATATTCAGTATCATATGTTAAAGTAAGAAAAAGAGCGGATTTACTCCGCTCTCCTTCCTTAACTAACCTAAACGACCAACCACTTGTGCGGCGTTTTTTACATGGGGGGCATTTTCCACAAGGAAATGGTATATGTTCTCCTTTTATCTGTTCTTTTTTGTAAAAAGGAGTTATACACCTGCTACTCATAACTAAAACATTGGAGTTCCGTACTTCGGCATTGGTCTAATTGCCTTAATTTTATTTAATACATGACAATATAAACTATCACCATCAGGATCTTCTACTGCAAAAATCCTTTTTGTAGGATTACATTCGATAAACGAAGTACTTAAAGTAGGTTGAGTATCAAACTTACGACCTAAATGCCAATAATCTAAAGTTGTTCTAAAATCACCAGCTACTCTACTAGGCATAAACTTGTATTCAGCATATCGTGGTACATAACCAAACGTGTCTTCTGCTGATGAAGTATATGCGAAAACTTCATTATTAGTTACAGCTTGTTCGCCAATATTAGCAAATGAAGGCCAAAAATAATCTAAAGTATCATTTTTTAAAAATGTTTTTGGTATTCCTTGTTGATATGCTGTTTTTGGCATTACAGACATAATACCAATAATATATCCATGTTCTTCACAATAATATGAACCACTTCTTCCTGAAGATACAGACATACCATGTCCAGCCATGTTACCTTGAGGCAAACCATCAGTTTGACCGGTTGTATTTACAATTTCACTAATAACTACAGGTGATTTAACCCCTGTTATATATTCAGGTCTTTGTAATCTTTTATCGCTACTTCTAACACCAAAATGTGTTAAAATATTTTCAATGTAACGAGTACCTCCTCGAGCATTTTTTTCTAACCATTCTTGTAATCTAAAAGCGCGACGTAAATCATTGATAGTAGTTGGCTCTACATCTGCTTGAATTTCAGGAACATAAAGACCATCTGTTAAAGGTGATGGTACACCTCCATTTACATCATATTGACCTGAAACTGCTTGAACATCAGGACTTCCGTTACTATTTTTACCAGCAATTTTAGTCCATGGAACATCAATAGTACCTAGTGGAATATCTACAGCAGCACCTTTTTGTGCAAAAGGTAATGAAGCAGTAAAATAATCGTGTTCCCATGCTCTTTTACGCATAGTAACAAACTTTTGTACATCAGGCCAGTTAGTAATACCATCTTGTAATTTATAATCTACAGGAGGAACTAAATTTTGATCTCTATAATATTCATTATAAATTGATTGATATGCTGCAAAAGGTAATAAATTGATATTTTGTGCAGTACCGCCTCCTGAAATAGGTGGAACACCCATATAATCTATAAACTTTTGTTCAGCTACTAATCCGTTGTTAGGATAAAAAGATGAATAACTAAAATAAGGTTGTACTAAACCACTATTTGCGTCTGTTATAAATTTTTCCCAATTTGACCATAAAATACGATTAGGAACAAAGAAATAATGCATAGTCACATCCATTCTATGCATAACAGGTGCAATCATTGGTGCAAAACGAATAAGACTTTCACAGCCTAATTCAAACTTGTCACCAGGTACACATTCTAATGTTAGTATAGGAGTTAAATTTCCCATATCTGCGGATAATTTCACGTCATGCGTGAGGTCAAAGACATTCTTTTTAGGTCTTTGTAACTTAATGGAATTGAATAAATTTTTTCCCATTGTTTTGTTTTTTGTTTTTAATAAATTAAAATATGGGGGTGACTAACCCCCTTATATTATAGTCGGATTCCGCCACGTGATACATAGTATGTGCGGCTTACTTTACGCTTGCCATAACCGCGCTTTCGAGATGAGCGGCGATATGAGTTTCGTCTTCGCATTTTTTTGTTTTTAATTTGTGATTGAAATATTTATATAAAGCTTGTTCAACATACTTTTTAAGTAACTCTTTTTCTGAATTATCAGAAGTATTATACAACTTAATAAGTCGTAATATTTGTTCTTGTGTATATAATCTCATAATTAATTTTTTATAGCAGGTCGACCTGATCTTCCTTTTGGTGCTAAAAGAGCTCCTAATGTAATAACTTTATCTAACCAAGATTGATCTATATCATTATCATCTTTATATTTATTATTATATTCATTGTATATCTTATTTTGAATTTGTTGTTGAGTAAAATCTTCAGTAACAAGTCTTTTTCTTGTTAAATCATTTGCAATTTCCATAGATCTTATCATAGCTCTTTGTACTGCTAATTGTTGATTTTTCTCTAATCTAATAAATTCATTAGAAGTTGTTAAGGCTTGAATTTCTTTTGCTAACATTTTTCGTTTTAAATCGTTAGTTGTTAATTCGTCAACTTTTAATTGAGTATCAGCTTGGATATTTTTAGTTCTTTCTTCAGCTTGTTTTAACTCTACAACTGGCTTTGCCATTAAAGTATCTTTTGTACCTCTACCTATTTCATTTTGTAAATTACGCCAATCAGTGTTTGAACGAATATACGTTGCTTCGTCATTTGTTTTGCTAATATTAGCTTTTGTTTGTTCAAGTTGAGCCTGTGCGGTTTGCATAGAAAGATCTTGAAGTTTTAACCTATTTGATTTGCCTAAAATAGCTAATGAATCAGGATCTAATTTTGGAGCAATAGCATCTGTTGACCTTACAGGTGCAGCAGTATTTGACTGAGTATATATTAAATTAGGATTTAATCCTGCCTCTTTATATCTCTGCATTTGTTGTTTTGGAGCATTAAAGGCATTTTGCCTATTCCAATCTTGTAATGCCCATTGTCTGTTTTTTGCGTTTGTGTATACTTGTGAGCCTGTATTAAGAATACTTGCTCCGAGTTGTAACCATGGTTCTACACTCATTGTTATATTTTTTTTTGTTTATAATACACCAAATCTTTTTTAATTTGGTTTGTTCACTCGGTTGTCGTCCGCTTCGCTCCCTCCGACTCGTTCACTTACCAAATTTTTTTGATTTGGTGTCAATAAGCACTAATATATCAAGGGTTATTAGTGCTTATTGTCTGACGCGCTACGCTTGTCTTCATAAAAATAGCCATGCAAGTAAACTTGCATAGCCATTTTTCTGTTAGTCAAGTGTTGAAACATCTTGACTCTGGATATCTTCAATATCCTGTTTAGACAACTTAGCAGTTGACTTTTCTACTTTTTTGCTCTTTAAACGCTCCTCAATTTCAGCAAGTTCTTGACGAGCAGCTATTTCAAGTTC